TGGCGTCTTTCTCAACAACGGAACCGTGCTTGCGCGGTGCGTGGCCAAGGCGATCTCAGACCGATGTGCTCGCGAACGATTGGCAAATCACCGGTGAGCAGTGAGCCTTCCATGATCGCCGCGCTGGAAAACGCCGCCGCCGAAGGGTGGGATTTTTTCGAGCATCGCCACGACCCCGCGCGAGGCGCGCAGCAAAAGCGCGTCGAGACGACGCGCGGCGAGCGCGTCGCTTTGAGCTTGGCGCGCTTCGCCTCTTCGCCGGACGGCGCCGAAGCGCTCGAATTCCTGCTCGATGCAACCTTGCGCCGCGCGACCTTCACCGCGCAGCTCGGCCTCGATCCGATGCAAGCCTATTCCTTCGGGGTTTTCCGCGAGGGACAAAACGCGCTGATGGCGTCGATCCTCAAATTGATCGCGCAGGGGCGCAAAGATGAAACTTCGCAACAAGGGCGCGAACCATGAAAACGATTTTTGAAAGGTTTCTTCCGGTCTTTTCGGCTGACGGCGGCGGGGCTGCGCCTGCCGCCTCGGCCCCCTCCGGCGGCGGCGCTCCTTCCGCCGCCGGAGGCGCGGCCGCTCCTGCCGGGGCGCCCGCCGTGCAGGGCGGCCAGCCGGTCCCCAACGCCGGCGCGCTGGAAAATTCCGGCGGCTGGAAGGCCCCGGATTTTCTGCCCGAGCATTTGCGCGGCAAGGACATGGCCGAGACCTTCGAGAAGGTGACGGGCGACTGGAAGGCGTTTCGCGACCGTTTCGCCCAAGTGCCGCAGCCGGGCAAGGACGTCGCCGAATACCAGTTCCAGCCCTCTGAAAAGGCCGCGCCTTATCTCGGCGATCTCTCGAAAGACCCGGTTTTCGACGTCGCCCGCCAGGCGGCGCTCAAAGCCGGCCTGCCGCCGAAGGCCTTTTCCGACTTCGTTGGCACGCTCTATGACACTTTGGCCGAGGGCGGCCAATTGCCGAAGCCCTATAATCTGGCGAGCGAGCGCGACGCCCTTGTCGGACCGGACGCGCGCTTCATGTCGGACGCGCAGAAGGACGAGATCATCAAGCCGATCCTGACGCAGGGCGTGGCTTTCCTCGAAGGCTTGAAGCGCGAAGGCGCGATCTCCGACGCCGGCTTCGCCCAGCTCGGCGCGATGCTCGACACCGCCGAGGGCGCAAAGACGCTTGCCGCGATCGCCAAGCGGATCGGATCGCCGCAGCCGGGCGGCGTCGCCATGGGCGGCGATCCCGCCGCGCGAGGCCTGACGCCCGAAAGCGTGCGGGCGATGCAGAAGGACCCGCGCGCCAACCCCAACAGCGCCTCTTACGATCCAAAATTCCGCGACGCCATGATCGAGGGCTATCGCAAAGTTTTCAGCTGAAATCTCATTTGACAGGTCCCGCGTCGCGCCATTCTCGGCAACGATCCGACGCGGGACCTGTTTTGCGTCGTTGGGCTTCGCAAGACCTCAACGGCTGACGGCTTTCCGGACCGAGGAGCAATTTTCTTCTCTCTCCCGAAAGGTTGCCAATCATGGCACAGGAAGCCCCCAACTGGTATGTCCAGGCCTATATCGATCGCGCCGTCGAAGTGTTTCAGGCGTCCGGTCACAAGCTCAAGGGCATGTACACCGAACCGGCCCGCATTCAGGCCAATATCGTCAACTGGATGATCGCCGGCAAGGGCGAAGCGGTTCCGCTGCAGCGCGGCGGTTTTGGCGCGGCGATGAACGCTGCGCGCTCGACCTTCTCGGCGACCATGCAGGATTGGCAGGCCTCTGACTGGGTCTGGCAGGTCGACATCACCAAGATGACCGCCAACGAAATGGAAGTGGTGCAGTCGACCTGCGGCAAGGCGCTCGGCCGCCGCTCCGATCTGATCGCGATCAACGCCATGAACGCCGCCGCCCCGACGATCATTTCGGACCAAGCGGTCTCCAACGGCACCGGCACCGGCTTCACCCTGCCGATGGCCCTCGCTGGCCTGCAGACCCTGCAGGCCCACGACGTCGACACCGAAGACGGCCAGGTCTATTGCGGCCTGCCGTCGCTGGCCTGGAACCAGTTTATGTCCTACCGCCAGGTCAACGACGCCGACTGGGTGGGCTATGACGGCCTGCCCTACAAGACCGGCTCGAAGTTCAAGGACTGGAACGGCTGCAAGTGGTTCCGCATGCCCGACAGCTACGCCCCTAACCCCGGCCAGACCTACCAGCAAGACTTTTTCATGTGGCACAAGTCGGCGCTCGGCTTCGCGACGAACTACGAAGTCAAGTCGGTGGTCACCTGGGAAAACATCTTCTCCGGTTGGTATCACAACAACATTTTCGCCGCGACGGCGCAGGTGCTGCTGGTTCCCGGCCTCATCCGCTTCCGCATCAACCCGCTGACTGCGATCACCGTCAACTGAGGAATTTCCGCGCAGCTCGTGAGGGTTGCGCGGTTTTCTTCGTTTTCATCTGGAGGTTTTCATGGCTTATTCTTCCCTGGCTCCGGCCAGCCGCATCGGCAATCTCGGCTCGGTCGGCGACGCCACCACGCGCGCCGACAGCGTCAAATATATCTGGGGCTACGTCACCGCGGATACGGCGGCAGTGGTCGAGACGGCGAACTATTTCCCCAATAGCGCCGCCAACCAGTACCCGGCCTTCACGGTCGGCGACCGCATCGACGCCATCATGAACGCCGGCGTCAGCCAGACCCCTGTCACCAAGTCCTATGTCGTGACCGTGGCGCCGACCTCGACCACCGGGCCGACGATCGCCTTGCAGACCACGACGGCCGGCTGATTGTTTTTCGCGGGGCTCCGGTCCCGCGAATTTTCCTTTCGGAGGGCGCATGGCTTCGCAGGTCGATATCGCAAATATGGCGCTGGCGAAATTCGGCTCCGCGCCGATCCAGTCCTTCGACGACGCGACGCCGGCCGGCCGCGCCGTCGCGCTGCTTTATCCGCTGGTGATGAACTCCCTGATGGGGGAATATCCCTGGAGCTTCTGCAAGCAGACCGTGGCTCTGGCGCAGCTGAACGTCGCCGATCTCGCCGACGGCATGAACATCGCCGGATGGCTCAACGCCTTCGCGCTGCCAGGCGCCATGCTGGCCAACCCTTCCCGGCTTCTGGCAAACGCCCGCTATCCCGACAATCCCCTGACCGATTATGAAATCCAGGGCTCGACGGTGTTCTGCAACCAGATCGCCGTATGGGCTGTCGGCGAATTCTATCTCGATGAGGCCAATTGGCCGCCGACCTTCCAAAAGGCCGCCGTCGACGTTTTCGCCGCCGAGATCTACCCGACGATCACCGGCAACGGCGGCCAGCTCGCCTCATTGAAGGCCGACGCCTGGGGCGCGCCGCAGGAGCAGCGCCAGGGCGGCTCGCTCGGCATGGCCAAGCGCGCCGACGCCCGCAACCAGCCCTCGCGCCGCCTGCCCAACAATCCTTTGATCGACGTGCGCCAGGCGACAATTTCGGTCATCCCCTCCGGCCTGTCCTCGTGAGGTGATCCATGGCGGGCCGTCCCGGAAGATACCAGCCGCGATTTGTCGCGGGGCAGGTCGACAAGCTGCTATTCCAGAACACCGATGAAAAGATTTACGAGCGCGCGGCGTCGGAAATGACCAATGCGCGCGTCGCGCCGCAGGGCGGTTTCATCGTCCGCGACGGCATGGCGAAAATCGATCGCGTGCGCAACCAGCTCGTCGCCGTGACGCTTTCCGGCGGCCCGGCCTTTCCAATGACGCTTGCCGGCGTCGGCGCCAATGCGACCGTCGCGACCTTCACGCTTCCGGGCGGCGTCACCTGTTTCGACCTCGTGCAGTTCGCCGCCAGCCTGCCCGGCGGCGCCGCGCCGACTTTTTCCGAGCCGAACCCGCCTTTGGCGCCGGCGATCGCCGGCACGGTGACGGTGCAATATCTCGTCGGCGCCGCCTGGACGATGCTCGATCATGTCCTGGCGCTGTCCGACACTTTGCGCACGCGGCGTTTCGCGCTGCCGGCCGGTCAATCCGTCGCGGCGACGCAAATCCGCGTCATCGTCAATTGCACGACGTCTGGCGGCTGCACCTTCTATTGCGCCTCTGTGGCCGCCTGGCTTGAGGGCGCGACCCTGTCGGCGGCGCGCACGCGGCCGTTTTCCGAAAATGTCGTCTCGTCCTACGATCTCGTGTTCACCCAGGGCAACATCGAGGTTTATTCGTCGGCCGGCCGCGTCGCTTCGATGCCCATGGCGATGACGTCAGCCGAAGTCGCTGCGTTCAAGAATGTTCAATCCTTCGACACCATGATCTTGACGCACCAGGACTGGGCGCCGCAGGAGATCATGCGGCAGGGCGCGGACGGCGAATGGAACATCGAGCCTGCGCAGTTTCCGATCGTCCCGCTCTATGATTTCGGCGACGTGGTCTATACCAACGCCGTCGCGCAAAAAACCATCGTCACCTTCACAAATTTCGACACGACGCTTGTCGCGTCGTCGCCGCTGCCCACCGACGGCGTCACTTTCACTTTCACCGTCAACGGCGAGACCACCGCCCCGCTGCTGCCCGCGCCGCCCTATACCAGCCTTTACGCATGGATCGTCGCGCTTGGAACCGGGCCAATCTGCGCCGCCATCGCGGCGGCGATCCTCGCGTTGCCCAATATCGTGACCGGCGTCACGGTCGCGCAATATGTTCCAGCCTCCGGAAATATGGAGCAATTCGAGATCACTTTCGGCGGCGAGAACGCCGGAACGGTGTTCGCGGTTTCCGGCCAGGCGCTCAACAAGTCCGATGCGGCGATCAACGCCTCGACTTACACCCAGGCCGTGCCCGGC